AAATTAAAAGCTGCCGGACTTCGTATTGTCTACAAACTTGTGAAAATCAATGATAAAATGCTGATTGTCGTTATTGGTGCAAGGGAAGATGATGAAGTGTACGAAGTGGCACAAAAGAGAATCCAAAAGAATAATCTTTAAGAAAAAGGTCGGTCGATTCATTTCGGCTGACCTTTTTACCATCTATCCATATCTTCCTGCGTAGCCTGCTGTGTCCACCCGTCATAGTCATCCCTTTCACGCTCACAAAACATATCATTTATCAAACCTATTGTAAGCAAATCCAGCTCGGTCATTGATAGACCGAGTTGTTTGCATCTTAGCAAGAATAACGGCGTTGTCATCGGGCGGTCAGTCTGGCGATGTTTTTTTTAGATTCAATCTGGGTTGCGGTATTCAAGCCCCACAGTTCAATCAGTTGAGGGAGAATTTCATAGATACTGAACGTGTTGAACTGTTCCAGAAACTCATCCGGATTATCTGGGACGTTCTCAGGGTCAGCGTGCTTTGCAGTGATATATGCAATGTTCTCGAAGACTTCAAGACTCTCAATATTCAGCCCTGAACTGGATTCATCGTCGTTTTGCACGTCTTTCTGCAAAGAAGCAAAATCCTGATAAATATCTCTGCCAAACTTCAGACGATAAAGGCGAGGCACAGCCGCACTCGCCTTGAAAGGAATTTCGATTCCGTCAATGGAGATAATTTTTTTGATAGCCACTTTATCTCACCTCACTTTGTCGTTGTACTGGTTGTTTTTGATGCCGTAAACGTCGGAATATACACAGAATTATACCAATTATTATAAATCGTTTCGTCCGTATTTTCGCAGGTTTTGGATTTCACCAGACCGTCCGGCAGAGCCGATGCTGTCAGCGATAGTGTCTCCGTCTTGACTTCTGTGCTTTCTTCTGTGGTGGAGCTTTCCGTTGCAGGACGGCTTGCGGTACAGCAGTACATGACGTGGCGAATGTGATTTTTGTCACCCGAAAATTCAAAAAGCAGTGCAAACTGCTGCGGTTCAGCATCATTCTTCTCCACCAGTACGCCTTTTGTGTCAAGGATTTCTCCCAGAATTTCCGTTGCAAAATCCGTTGTGATGAGGGCAATCTCAAGGTCGCCGGTGTAACCAGCGTTGTTGTTGATAACGTAGTAAACCGTGTTGTCAGCGTAAAAATTCTCGGCTTCGCCATTGGCATCAATTGAAAGCGATACAGCACCGGGCAGTCTCACGGGCGTATCAAAGGTAGGAACACCGTCATCAGACCACGCTGTAATTTTAGCCCAATGCACCTTATTCAAACCAAACTTAACTTTATTCTTTTTCAGAGCCATTTTCAGACCAACCTCCTTCTCAGGCATCCATTTCATAAAGCACTTCATACATCTTTTCCGATGCAATCCAGCTTTCAGTTTTCGTATAAAATATCTCGTGTGCATGAAACACAGACTCAATTTCTTCTTCCAACTCCGGTGATTTCTTGTCAGTGTACAGCTCAATATTCAGTTTCTTAAAGCTGTAATACATCACATTATCCGCACCGAAAGTATGCTCGCCGGGAGAAAGAAAAATCAGAAAGGGCGGTTGTGGTGACTCGCCCTCGGCAAAATGATGATACGCAAAGGGCAGACCCATTTCACGCATCATGTCAGCGATTTCTTCGTATGTCACAGGAATCACCTCAACGCTTTCTCAATCAGACTTTCCAATAATTCTGCACCTTTTTCCTCAGCAGGAGCAATATGTGTACGAGCAGCAACACGTCCACCGCCACGCTTTGCATGACCGTGCTCAAGAAGGTGCACAAGCTGATAGCGATTTTTGGAATGCACCGTCATCTGCAATTCGTGACTGTTCTCAGACACTTTTGAAGCAGTCCAACTTTTCTTGTATGCACCCGATTTAACAGGTGCGTTCTCCATGATTTCTTTCTTGACAGTCGTCGCAGTTTTGCGGACGGCTTTTTTCATTTCCGTATCCGCAAGGTCGGCGTATTCTGACAAGCCTTTCATAATTTCGTTCGCCATGTCGTCAATAGATGTCATCGGGGACGCCTGCCTTTCTCGCAACAGCGGTGATTTTGATGTAATCGTTACGCACAAAATCCGGCACAATTCCGGTAATATCGTACTCTAAATTACGAAAGAGAATCCGATTAATTGTAGTCAAGAGACGGACAGTTTGAGAATTCTGACGGATGATAAACTGCAAAGTTTGCACTTCTTTGCTAACTCCTGCATCGTCAGATTCTGTAGACGTTTTGACAGAAACACACGCCCAACAGGAAAAATTTTCTTCCCATTTAGCGATATGATTTCCAATCTCATCAATCACAGTTCTGTTTTCAAGAATCGTAATTCGCTGATTCAATTTTCCGATTTCCAATCAAATCACATCCTCTCGCTGCGCAAAAAGTAATGCCCGAATCACAAGTGTTAATTTCAAAAAGTCCGCAGTATTGCGGTTTTCATAAAGGTAAGAAATGGTATACAGCATCGCCTGCCGTGTGGTTTCCTCATTTTCCGAAAACTGTTCTTCGTTCATTCTGCCGACGTCCATGCACAGCTTTTTTGCTGTTTCCATCAATGATAAAATGAGTTTGTCTTCTTCATCAAAATCCATGCGAAGATACATTTTCACTTCATTCAATGTCAACATACTCACGCCTTTGCCGTTCCGCCCTTGACGGTAAGTGTCTTGACAGCTTCCGGAAGAATCAGTCTGCCGTCCACACGTTCGGAAGCAAGGAAACCAACCTGTCCGTTCATAGCGAACAGTTCATTCAATCTCTTGAGGGAGCGACCCTGACGGTCAGCAATCCAGTAATAACTCATGTCACCGAATGCAATAGCCTTTTTGCCTGCATCAATAGTCGGTGCATAAACGGAAGTTACGTAAGGGCGGTTGAGAATCGTGTCGGGGATTCCGTCAGAAATTGAAGCCTGCCAGATGTAGTTGCCGTTGCTGTCCTTGACCTTGCGGAGTGCCTTGACGGTCTGCTCGTTAAGAATCCAAACAGCCTTTTTTCTGTACGGGGATTTCAACGAGTAGAAAAGTTCCATCATGTCATCAAATGTGATTGTCGCACCGGTTGTGGTTGCACCATTTTCTGCACCGCCGATGTCTGAAAAAATGCCGGTAGGTTTGCCCTTGCCGTCACCGGTAAGAAACGCTTCTTCTTCCTTTGCACCGATTCTTCTTCCGAATTCCTTAGCGATGTACGCAGGCAGGTCGAAAACGCTGTCATTGAGAAGCTCTTCCGAAATCTTGATAGCTGTACCGACCTTGTAGGCGGAGAGGGCAATCTGACCGAAAGTATCATCGGAAAGGGAGTACGCCTCTTCCTCTTCGAGCCACGCAGCCTCGCCCTTTGAGGTCACAATCGGAATTTTTCTGTCGCCGCTTGAAGTGTTGATTTTGGTTGCCAGTGGACGGAAAATATTCTCTTCTTCAAGGCTCTCAATCAGTTTCTTCTCAAACTCGTCCGGACAAAGATAACCGCCCTCAGAATCCGTGCCAATCTGCAAATCGTTGCGGACATCAACAAAATTTCTGTTGCGGATGTTGTTCCAGAAAGCGTCCCTGTACTTATCGGTTGCAATGGACGGCTTCGTAGGGTCGATGGTGCGACTTCCCGGCTTGTTGGTAATTGGTTCAGATGTGGGAGCATTCATCTCCGCCTCGATGGTTGCCTGTCTCTCCAGACGCTGAATCTCCTTGCCGAGGTCAACAATCTGCTGCTCGTAGGCATCGTATGTCTTGCTGTCCTCTTCGGAAAGCGTGCCGTTTGCCTGTCTCTTACTGTCTAGGAAATCACGGGCGGTGTCCCATGCCTTCGCTCTCTTTTCTCTCAGTTCCTGAATGGTCATAGTCAATTCCTCCTTAGTATTTCAGTAATTCCAGCCGCTTTTCAAGTTGTGAAATTGGTGTACCACCGCCATGTTCAGCAGTGATTTTCTGCATAAATGAAGCCATTGTTTTATTTGAAGAGTAGAGCATGGCAGATGCAGTTTTCTGCGTTTTGCTGTCATCCTCTTCGGGAGTTTCATCCTCATCCGGTGTATCTTCATCGGATTCGTCCTGTTCATCTTCCTCCGGTTCGGGAGCATTTTTCTTATCGTCAAAAAGAATGCCGTCCACAAAGCCAAGCTGTAGTGCTTTTTCTGCATTCATCCACGTTTCTTCATCCATCAGCTTTGAGATTTTGTTGCGGCTTAGACCCGTTTTTCGGACATAAGCGTTGATGATTCCTTCCTTGACTTCCTCCAGAAGTTCAATCGCTTTTTCCATGTCAGCCTTGTTTCCGCTTGCTAAAGTCATGGGGTAGAGTAGGAAAATGCCGCCTTATCACATTACTGTGACAGGTTTGCACAGACCCCTCCCCGAACCGTGCTTACCCCTCTCGGAGTACACGGCTCTCCATTTATGCTGATTACGTATTTAAAGTTCTACCATGAATTCTATAATGGCATCGTTTACAGACCACAAGTGTTTTTCTTTTTCTTGAAATCATAACTTTTTCCCAGAGTTCTTTTCCTTTTAAATTCTTCATTCTGTTTACATGATGAATTTCAAAATCCGTGTTTTCTGCACCACACAGTTCACATTTTTTCGCATTTATACGCTTGTCAAGTTCGCTGTAGCCGTAATACGTACTCACGATAATATCAATGTTCATGGAGTATCTCGATGACTTCTTTTTCCTGATATCGGAGAATCGAGCAATAGGCATATATTTTTTGCCGTTTTTAGTTTCATATGTAATTGCCCATGTATTACCATATCTGTATTTATCAATTATCTTTCCGATACTCATTTGATGCTTTCTTGCAAGTGTTTTTAAGCAGCTATATTCCATTAGATATACAAAATAATCCAACTTACTATAGTTACTTGCGATGCTGTAGTAGTTGCAAATTCCTCTGGTAATTGCATTAAAGCTGTCTACAATTTCAAGGTCTGTATTATTCACAAGAGCATTTCTGTGAATAGGTTTTAATTTACCATTTTCATCAGCTACCGCTAAGTTCTTATCAAATAAAAGCCGTTCTATCTTTTCTTGCAAAGGCATAAGTAACTCAACTGTCTGGTTGAGTGTTCTTTGCACAACGCCGTCAGAACGTTTCTTTAATTGATTATTTCGTCTTACCCGAATCTTGTAACCCAAAAAGTCAGCACACTCTGAGCTATGCGTTATCTTTGTCTTTTCGTCACTTAATTCAAGTTTGAGATTATCTCTCAGAAAATCTTTTAAGAGATTTTTTATCCTCTGGCAATCTTCTTTTGTGCCATTGACACCAATCAAAAAGTCATCGGCATATCTGACATATACTATTTTTTTATCACTGGAATCCTTTGCAGGAATTTGACACAGCTCTTTTTTATGTCGTTTTAATTCTGAAATCAAAATGTTTTTTTCGTCGGCATTTGTGCATTCATTGATTGATTTTTTTATTTTTTCAATCTGCCAGCATTTTGCTGTATATTCATGTGTTAGTTTCCTTTTTGCAGGTGCATCAAAACTTTTCTTAATTTCTTCAATCTTTAAGTCAAGTTCATGGAGATAGATATTTGCTAAAATTGGTGATAAAATACCGCCTTGCGGTGTTCCACTGTAAGTTGTGTGGTACTTCCAATTTTCAAGATATCCTGCTTTCAAAAACTTTCTGATAAGATTGATGAATCTGGAGTCCTTGATTTTCCGTGATAGGATTGATAACAATACAGCGTGGTCAATGCTGTCAAAACAGCCTTTTATATCACCCTCTATGAACCATTTCACACCATTAAAACCTTTGCTTATCTGTTGTAATGCTGTGTGACAGCTTCTGTTCGGACGAAATCCGTGTGAACGGTCACTGAATATTGGTTCATAAATTGCTTCAAGGTACATTCTGATACAATCCTGCACTATTTTATCTTTGAAAGACGGAATGCCCAAAGGACGTTGTTTTCCATTTTTCTTGGATATGTATATTCTCCGTACAGGTTTCGGCTCATATGTTCCGCTTGACAGTTCGGAAATGATATTTTCAATGTATTCTTTTCCGAAACTGTCTACTGTATCATTGTTTGTTCCTTTAGTAGCTGCCCCTTTGTTTGCGTATAGATTTCTGTACGACATGACGTATATATCTTCTCTTAAAAGATAGCGGTAAAGACGTGTGAAAACACCATCCTTGTGGTTTAAAGAACTATTTCTGATACGTTCCAAAATTTCGGTTGTTGGTTTCATTGAGGTTTCTCCTCCCTTTCAACTTTCTTTTTGAAGTCGCATAAACTGCGTTCCTTCGCCATGTAAGAGTTATTATCTCTCTCAGACTACTATGAACGCTCCGTACCCTTGCAGAATATTCAGGTCATTTCCATAGCTTTTCAGCGTTTCTGTTTAGGGTATCTCCAGTTAACATTTTCGCTTGATATAGGAATTGTCGGTTTCGCTTTCGGTTACTTAACACAAGTTCTCTTGCTCATGGTACAGTTTTGTAATCACGCTTTTGACCACAACCCTATCAAAAGCCACTGTACACAAGGTTTCAGGCTAATTTCCTTGCTCCTATGATAACGGACATATAACCTCGCATTCACCAAATACAGGTTAAACCTCATATTCCCTTGTCATTGCAGTTCAGTCGTACCCTTTAGCCTTTGGATAACTTACTGCTTTCCTGTCATGCTATGTTCCCGTATCAGCTTTCGCCTTTCGGTTAGACAGTTTGACTTTCCCGTGATTATGGGAAGTAGTACCAATTATTCTACTATCGAAAATGCCCTATCTGGACGCACGTTATGAATCATCAAATATCCCGTAGGACTAATAAGAGTTTCATCTCCGGACATCGCAACAACCGATGCTGCCGAGGCCGCAATGCCGTCTATTTTGACAGTAATTTTGCCTTTGTGGTTACGCAACATCGTGTAAATCTGACTTGCGGAAAAGCAATCACCCCCCGGACTATTCAGCCAAATGGTCAGATTTCCATTGATTTTTGACAGCTCATCACGAAACATAGCGGGGGTGATTTCATCACCCCACCAGCATTCATTAGAGATAGGACCGTCAAAAATCAGTTCCATTTC